GTTAGATTCTTCTCCTTCGACATGCTCATGCTTGCCAAACTGCGATACTCCCTTACACAGAAAATAAGTGTAGTCGTCTTTTACTACTACACCATAATGAGTGTTTTTCTTACGCCTACCCTCTCGGACAAGCCTAATCTTTAGAGGCAAGGTTTCACCCCCACGACAAGAAAGGATAGCCCGACCACTTCGCTTTACGGTCTTTGACCTCCAATATAGTATGAGTAGTTCCAAGTTCTTCTTGATTAAAGCCTTTCATCTCTTCGATACTTGCTCGTATCTCCCATGCACCTTCTTTCATATTCGGGTCAGCCTTAACACCTGCTGCTATATCGCCTTTCTTGGTGTATCTTGCGAGGAATATCTGTTGCGAAAACAATCGCATAGTTCCTTTCTCCCAATCCGGCTGCTCTCCAACCTTCATCAAGCCCTTCTGTCCGTTGCCTAAATCTGCGAATTGTCTCACATCTTTTAGGTGGAAGGTAAAGAATACGGCATCAACGGGTAGTTGATGTGCGCGATTCATTACATCACGGAACAATTGATTGCGAACCCGCCATTCTGCCTGATTGAAACGGTCTCCGTCTTCGACATTGATAGGGTTTTTACTGCGATTCATTAGAACATAGGTCATAGCCTGTTCGCACCACTTTAGGAAAGTGGAACAACCGTCTATGATAACTGCGCCTATGTCGCCTTCTTTTGCCTGTTCACCTATAATCTTGATGAAGTAGCCCATCTTATCAACAAGAGCAACCCAATCAGTAGTATTATCTTCTTTGAAGATAGAAGCATCGGTCTCATCGAATATAGGAATCACCCTAATGTTCTCATCGTCTGCATAGTCGTGTGCGATTGTTTGAACTGCTGAATTGTCAATATCGAGAATGATAATAGTCTTATCTTTGCCCAAGAACTCTCTTGCGATAGATACCGCAGAACCCGTCTTAGCCGTGTTCTCTTTACCTGTCAAAGACATTCTAATAGGGGAATTGGTTGTTCGCTTTCTTGCGAACATTTCCCTATAATGGTCTATACCAAAGACCTTCTCTTCGACCTTTTCTTCTTTCTTTGCGTTACTCCCCCATGTCATTCAAATCACTCCCAATCATCGTCTTCTGTTTCACCATACGCTTCATCAAGGGTCGCTTGATGCGAACCAAGAGACTCAATACAATGCCAACCTGTAATAGCAAGTCTTCCGTCGCCTTCTCTTCCTATGTATGGTTGTCCTACAACCGCTAAGATAGAGCCGATACCAAAGTCCACTTTGCTATCCTCTTCCGCATTCACATATAAGTCAAGCGGAGGAGACATACTCGTTAAGTCTAAGTCTGCGAGAGCCATGATGTAGCCACCCTTCTCTCTTGGGTCAATGTGCGCTACTTCCATTACAATACATGCAAGAGCATCCCACTTTTCTTTATCATCAAGAGTATTTACATACTCTTCGATAGAATCAAGACCATCTAATACCTTCATATTATCTGCGATAATACCTTTACCTTCGGAATCCAAAGGTGCATAAGGGAATATGTTTGCGACTTCACTTTCAAGAGTGTAGTGCGAAACACCCGCTTTAGCGTATGCTTTGCCATTCTTCGATAGATTCGCAGGTATTCTTAGAGGCATGAAGGTAGGATAATTTACCTTAGCCAAATCTCCTCTAAATGCGAAAGGAATCACTTGAATGCCGTCTTCACCTTGCTTTCTGCCTACAAATGTGCAGGTTCTTTCAAGGTCTTGCGTAGCCCTTGCTTTTCCGTATGCGTAGTTAGGAGAACCGGATGGGTATGTAGGAGAACTCTTATTCTCAATACATACAAAATAACCTGTTCCATCTCCTATGTCTGTCGCTTGCTTTGGCAAGGAACTACCATTCATAGAATCAAAACCTTCTGCGAAAGGTTGTTTGTTTGTCAAAGATGGGTTGTGGATAATCTCATATCCTCCCGCATCATCATGTAGGTATAGGGTGATTAGACCCTGTGCCACAAGTGCCTTTCTTGCTTCTTCGTTCAATGTTCCCATCAAGTTCTTGTATTTGTTGTAGAATACTTTGCCCCAATCTTTGTATCTTGGACTGCTGATGAACATACCTTCAAGCATAACGCAACCACTACGGGATAGTTTTGCTTTTGTCGCTCTCATTTCTGCTGCACCCATTCTTAATGTCTTTGTGTGCATGTCCTCTTCGGAGACACCCGCCTTTAGA